GGCAGTATCAGCAGTATAGTTACCTGCTGAGTCTGTCACCGTAAATGCTGAATCTACGGTGCAAGTACCTGTCGCAACTGTGCCACTTGCCAATACATATACCCAAGTGTCGTTCAAAGTGCCGATATTAGGAGTTCCCAGAGTCAGAACCGCCGCCGTATCGCGTTGAGCAAACATAGGAGCTATGTATCCTAATACGCCAAAAGTTGAATTAGCCATTTTTATATCCTCCTATTAAGCCAGCAGAACGCCGCAGAATTGCGGGCCGCTAGAAGTTAAGTTACCGGCAAAACCAATCAATTTTACGACAGCATCTTGATTGACCGCCTGTCTTTCCCCACCAATCGGCACGAAGTTACGGTTTACATTAGGACGGAACATCAAATACTTCGTGTTCAACATCCACATATGACTTGCTGTTGCTGCTGAACCAATACCACCGTCCAACACAACATCAGATGCCATACCAGCGCCGTAATACTTGAGTGAAGCAAAACCAGCTCCAGCAGTGCTGTTTCCACCATCGCTAATACGCTGAATGCTTTGCAGCGATTGCAGGTACATACGATAGAAGATGTTATCAGCAACGATCAGATCAGGCTTGTCCGTACCACGAATCAACTGAACAGCTAGTGCATCCATGTAACCTTGAATGTTGGATGCTGATGTAGCTGATCCGCCATCTGTGGTTCCAGAGAACTTGACTGAACGCCAGAAGCTATAGGTAGCACGATTAATGCCGCCATACGTTCCTGTGGTAGGTGCATCAGGTACAGCAGCTCCGAGGCCGGTAAGATTCTTACCTGCGTTGCCGGTTCCATCTAGGTAAATGTCACCACCTATACGGTTAGCCAACTGAGCTTCAGCAACATTCATACGACCGTCAAGCAGGTCGATGATTGCTTCTTTACCGCTGTTCTGAATCATCTCGAGACCGCTGATTGAAACAGCAGCAGCGTACTGGGTGATAGAGAATTGAGCAGCACTGATAGGACTATTTTGCGAAACATTCAGCACTTCATAGCCAGAATAGCTATTGGTGTTGTTGGTTGCGCTGTCTGAGTACATAATTTCTTGCAAAATTACGTTACCACCAGAGAAAGTCTTTACATTGCCACGATCTTTAAGGCGGCGCAGTAAAGCGTTGTTATTTGTTACGTTGTCAGCTAGTTCACCTGTACGACTTTGAATGTTAGTCGCAATGATGTCGCTAACCGAGCTATTGGCGAAGGCCATAATTTACTCCTCAGTTTAGGTTATCAAAAACGCTCATCTAGGTTAGCAAATTGTTCTACTAACATTGAGCGCCTATCTTGCGCTTTGGTCGCTGTCGCTACTCCGGGTGTGGAGCTTTTAACGCTAACCGCTGCCGCCTTAGCAGCTTTCGCCGCTTTGTCTACCAGACCTATCTTCTGGACTTTTGCGCTTACCTGTAGGGCTTGCGACTGTCTATCATATAGGTCAGCGTCTAGGCGTAAAGCCTTGTCATACGCCTCGTCCAGTGTATTTGCCATGCCTCCTTGTAGGAGTTGGATCATCGCTGGTCGAAGTTCCTCGAAATACTCTTTCTTTTGTGAGAATGAGTCTATTTCGCCGTTCATAATCTTGCTAGATTCAGCTTCCTTCTCTTGCTTCCATTGCTGCATCTCGCCGCGCACTGAGTTTAGCTCGTTGCGTAGTCCGTATACTATATCATGCTGTGGCGCTTGTTGCACACCACCCTGATTTGCAGCTCCCATGCCGTACTGCTCACGCAGTTGAGCAAAGTAGTATTCCTTTTCCTCCGGCGAGCCATTGCGTAAGATGTTATCAGCCTGTAGCAGCCCGCTAATGGCTTCACTAGGTTTAAGCCCTAGCCCGTGTATTGTATTAATGTACGGCTGTACTACTCGTTCCATCTCGTCAGCGTACTGAGCCTTGCTTATTAGCGGCTCAACACCAGCTCTCATCTGCTCCTCACGCTGCCATGCGTATTCCTGTAGTCGTGGCGATGCTGCCGCCCAATCTTCGTGGTGTTCCTTTATCCATGACTTAGGTGGTCTACTCCATAACGGAGGTTCAACAGCCTCTACAGGATCGGTTGGTGCAAACTTGCCATCTGCACTGCGTACTCGTTCAGCGGGTGGGTCTGCTGACTCTAAGTCATCAAACTGCTGCGCTAGTAGCTCTTTCCTATCTATTACTTCTGCATCCGATGTTGTTACTTCTGGCAAGTCCATTTATTTCTCCCTGTGGGGGTTAGTAAATCGTTGATTATCTCGCATCCGATCCAGTAGCTTGTTTGCTTGGCTGTGCGACATATTTGCTAATTGTGCGCTTAAAACTTCTCTGCGTGTATCTTTTGCTTGCGGTATCTCAGTTTTCATTGTCTCGTTACCGACCTCAAAGCAGTTGTGCTTTCTCAAATGCTCACGGTGCATAGCCCTGCCAGTTATCATTGTACCATCAGCCATAGACTTGTAAGGTGCTATGTCAGGCATGATGTGGACTTTAGCATCATACTGCCGCTCTGTGCCTACAGGTACGGCTTCTCCGTCTATGTACACCCAAGACCGCCTCATGTTTGCCACGCCCTAATGGGCTTAGTGGGCGTATTATTCATACTTTTCCGATCCATCCTTGCCAACCCAATCATCCCCCACAAACTTAGGCTCCACCCCATTCAACCACTTCTGAACAGATAGAAAAGCTCCACCATTTGCGCCAAATTCACCACCATGCCAACTATTAGGCAAAATTCTTATATCTGAATATAAAGTATTATTTTCATACCAAATGTCATTACACATGAATCGTATGTCTCCACATAAATATACCTCATAAGAGTCAACATTAGGGTGTATGTGCGGGACTATGGTCGAATTTGGCTCCATCATAAATAATTCAACCTGATACTCATTCTCTCTATACAAAATCATCCCATGCTCATCAGCCACATTAGTCATGCAAATAGGATTGAAATATCTATTAGAAAGCCACCAACTTTTGAAATTGGTTAGATCATCTTCTTTAGTGGGAACTAACAAGCCGCTCATATCCAATTTCCTCATCAAACTCTAATGTAAACATATACCGATCACCGTGTAAATTAATTACACAATGATCTACCTGTGTGTTAAACGCATAGTAATAACCCTCATCATATTTCAACTCGTATACCCTAAACGTACCGCCCTCGATAGGAGCAGTATCCGCAAACAAACAGTTACTCCCACTGTGCCATATCATCATGTTCACCCCGCACATCCTCTTGCTGTCCCTATGCCAGTTATACATAGTGCCAGCCCTCATCAGCGTTACCCCCGCACGAAAAGGATGTTTCTCATGCAATTTTTTTAGAAAATCATCCCTCATTATTATCTCTTTAGGTATCTCACATACCATAAATCCATAATAAGCAAGGTACTCAGCCGACTCAATATACTCAACAATGTCAGCGTAAATTCTCGACTTACTTAACTTTTTGTAAGTAATTTTTTAAGAGGTCTCGTTTTTAAGCAGTTGTGCTTTCTTAAATGCTCACACCGCCTCATGCTTGCCCCAGAACGATAGCTACTTCAGTATTAGCAGCCTCTTCTGCCTCACGAACCTTGTCTACCTGAGCTTTTGCTCCGATCTCTGCCACCAGTATGCGAGTAGATGAGTCTAGGTCTGCTTTGTAGCGATTAAACTGATCTACTGATTGCAGTTGGTGCATTGCCATCTGATGACTTAAATCTGCCAACTGAGCCTCTGCCTGCAACTTCATCTGCTGAATCTGCATATCAGCCTGCATTCTAGCTTGTTGGGCCTGCGCGTCGATCTGTGCCTTCATCTGTGCGGCTTGTGCATCTGCCTGTAGTCGCATCTGCTCAGACTGTTGCTGCGCCTGCATCTTCATCTGCTCAGACTGTTGCTGCGCCTGCATCTTAATCTCGTCTGGGTTAGGCTGTAACTCCTTCGGCTGCGCTGCTGCGGCCTTCATCTGCTCCAGTGCGGTATCAAGAGTACCCTCAATAGGTTGTGCTTGCTTAAACCCTCCTATGCCAAACTTAATAACCTCTACCAGCATAGGAACCATCTCTGGAGATTCACGCCCTACAGGTAAGGCTTGAGCCAAGAAGCCGCCAAGCGCTTGCAGGAACTCTACACGGTTACGCTTGTTCTGATCTTCATCTAACTGCACCAGACTGTCAGCCTCTACGTCAATTCTAAAGTTAGACAGAGGCGAGTCTTTAAGAAGCTCTATAGCCTGTGGTATTAACTGCTGGTCTGCCTGAGACATCTGCTGTGCAGAAGCGTACTGCAATAGAGTCTGTGGCTGGAACTTGGTACACATGATCTGCGCTTTAAGTTTAATCAGGCTAGACGCAAACAGAGCAACCTCTTCCTGCATTGCCCTAAGTCTTAGCCCGGCATACTGACCCTTGATCTGTTGAGCAGTTGCAGTCTCACTTGCGCTGGTCTGACCACGAATAATGTCAGATATACCGGTTATCTCGTAGATTTGACTCTTTATGTCCTCTCTCGCCCGGTAGCAGTTTATGAGCGTACTAGCTATGACATCTATCGGTAGGATGTCTATTGCACCTTTTAAGCCTCCCTTTTCGCTGAATGCCATCCACTTATCTACAGGTATCAGAGTATTATTGTCTCCCTCTGTCAGTAGACGTTGTAGTGA